AACTTCGAAGGAGACCTAAAGAATGAGTTGGATAGTAGGTACACTTATATCTGTTACAGTACTGCTAGCAGTCGAGAAGATTTTCCAAAGTTTCGCTTGGTGTTTCCACTTACAAAAAGAGTTGGATCGGACTCTATTAAACATTTCTGGTATGCACTCAACACCGAACTCAATTCGATTGGAGATAAACAAACTAAGGATTATTCACGGATGTATTATATCCCTAGTACGTACTCTGGGGCTTTCAACTTTATTTTTGATAATACTGGTGTGGATATAGATCCAGATGAACTTATGTTCAAACATCCGTATGCAGAGAAATCTAATTTAAATAATTTTTTTGATAGACTACCCGAAGATATAAAACAAGAATATCTAAGGCATAAGAAACAAAGACTAGACAATACTAACATTCACTGGACATCTTATAAAGACTGTCCGTTCTTTCCGAAGAAACTAGGATCTGAATATAGACTAATTACTAACACTGGTTGGTATCACAAGATGTATCAGATCATGGTCGCAATTGCAGGTAATGCGATAAAGAAACAATATCCGATCACTGCACAAGAAATATCTAAACTGTGTAGAGAACTAGATATGGAAACTGGTAATTGGTACGAGAACCGTCCTCTGGACAAGGAGGCTGATCGTGCACTTGAATATGTTTATAGGAATGGTTAATGAGTAAAAAACAAGATTACAATGACGAAATGCAAGATCTTATATTCACCTCTGCAGGTGACTTCATGGGAATGCAAAAAGAAGAACCTCACGAGTATTGCACAACAAAAGGTTTGGGTTGGGCATTCCTTATCATTGCTTTGTTTATGATAGGTGTTCCTATAATAATGCTTATGATTATGGTAGGACTAGATGAGTATGCTAGATATTGTAATTTAAATATCATGCCGTGTTTCACAAATACAATAAACTTTTTTAGATCGGTATTAGGATAATGACAGACCCTAGAGAATCCGCACAGTTGGAAGCAGAAAAAACTTTTGAAATGTTTATGGATTGGACAAAGAAAGTTGTATATATAATCATATTCTTCTTAGTAGTAGTTGTCGTAGGATGCAACAATGGTGTAGAGAAAGGGCCTAATGCAACAGGTTCTAAATATAATGGTGAGCAATACGATCCTACTAATCTTAACACAAAGGAAAACAAATGAGTAATAAAGTAGAACCCATAGGATGGGCGAGAACTCTTCTAGGTGCAAAAGATGCGTGGAAAAGTATAATGACTATAAAAAACTCTCCACTTCGTAACCTACCACCTCAGTTGGGATTGATGATTTTTTCAATACTGTCTATTATGTGGAGTGGTATCTTTGCAGCAATAATAAATAATCCGTATGCATTTGGAGTATCTGCAGGTGGACACTTGTTAGTAGTATTTGGTATTTTTATTACTGCTATAGTATATGACAGTGCAGAAAAATATAGTGCACCACAAAATTACAATATACGTGGAAACGGTGGCGAACACGAGTGACATGGTTATACTTCATAGTTGTATATGGTTATCCAATTATGATGATTGCCATGGCAGTCATAATGCATAAGAGATTCAAATGAAATGGTTGATAGTAATAATTTTTAATACACTGGCGGGTGATATTTTCGTATTTCAAGAACCTAAGTTTGATACAAGAGAAGAATGTATGATTACTCTAATCCAATCTAGGGATGCAGTCCTACAAAAACTCTTACTTGAGTATGGAGCACCTTTGCCTATAGAGGCTGTAAATTGTGTGCGCGAAGATGTGATTAAGAAAGTATTAAGAAATGAAATGGTTGATATTAGTTTTACTAACGAAGGGTGAACCTTTCACAATACCAATGCAAGAGTTCGAACACGAAGATGCTTGTTTTGAGTATGTAACTACCAAAGAGAATTATCCTACAATCGCAGTAGAGGTCATTGCAATCGCAGGGTTCAATGATCCTGTAGTAAATATAATATGCACACCAGAGAACAGAGTAAAGGAATATTTAAATGTGGGTTCTAGTATGGTTAGCACTTGAAGCAAACCAAAAAGTAGACTACTATCACATCGGTACATATGATACCGATAAAGTTTGTCAGATATCATTGAAAGAAGCAGTAGTACTGATAACAAATAATAATCAAGCACTAAGTTGTTTTTACGTTGGAGAGGATGCTGATGGATAAAGTGAATGTTGCCATTGTTGGTCATGGTTATGTTGGTAAGGCAGTAGAGTATGGATTCAATACATCAAGCGTAAATCAATACATTTTAGATCCGATATACAATAAAGGTATGGAGACAATCAAGGACGTAAAGATAGATCTTGCGTTTGTCTGTGTTCCTACACCTTTTGGATCTGACGGTAAGATCGACTCATCTATTGTAGAAGAAGTCGTTGGTCAACTAAAGTCTAAGAACTGTGTCATTGCTATTAAGTCTACAGTAACACCAGACATAGTTACTAAACTACACGAAGAGAATAACATGGTTGTTTACAATCCAGAGTTTCTCACAGAACAGAATGCACTAGAAGACTTTGTCAATCCACCCATGCATGTGTTTGGTGGTGATAAAACACATTGTCATTACTTGTACCAGTTCTACTTAGATCACAGTAGATGTAAAGATACAACAACAAGGTCATACTACTTGACACCTGCAGAAGCATCGTTTGTCAAGTATGGGATAAACTCTTTTCTCGCATCAAAGGTATTATGGTTTAATCAATTCTCAGATCTTTGTGATAAACATAACGTCAAGTATAACGCTGTGATGAATGCATTGATTACAGATAGACGTATTGGTAATAGTCACATGACAGTGCCAGGCCCTGATGGTAGGAAGGGTTACGGTGGTGCATGTTTTCCAAAGGATACAAATGCATTCTCTAGATTTGCCGAAGGAGACTTCTCACTTCTTGATTTAGTTATCGAAGAAAATAATAAGTATCGTTCTGAATATGTATTAGATGATAGAGAAAAAGAACAGAATGTTGTTTACATTAGAAACAAATTATGATATAATATATTAGAAGGGAAGATTATGTCTCGTATTGCTATTACAGGTATTGCAGGTTTTATTGGGTTTCACCTAACAAACAAACTTGTTGATGAGGGTCACGATGTTATGGGGTTTGACTCGTTCAATGACTACTACGATCCTAAACTAAAACAGGCACGTGCAGAAGAACTCAACATGACTGACGGTATCGAAGTTGATCAATTAGACTTAAAGAACAAAGATAAGTTGATCGAATGGTTTGGTGAGAAAAAACCAGAGATAGTTATACACCTTGCCGCGTATGCAGGTGTGCGTAACTCACTCGACTTCCCAGATGATTATATTCAAAATAATATTGTTGGTACTCACAATCTGATAGAAGCATGTAATGAACATGGAGTAGAAAAAGTTATCTATGCATCTACCTCATGTGTAATGGCAGGCAATGAGTTACCATGGAAGGAAGATGAGAAAGTCGGGTATCCACTTAACCCATATGGTTATAGTAAACTGTGTAACGAATCTCAGTTTATGGCAAGTGACATACCTGCGGCGATTGGTCTACGGTTCTTCACTGTATATGGGCCTTGGGGTAGACCAGACATGGCACTCTTTGACTTCACTAATAAGATTATTAAAAATGAACCTATCGATCTGTTTAACAATGGAGACATGATTCGTGATTTCACATATGTCGATGATATTGTAAACGGTATTAATATTATTATAGATTATATAAAGAGTTCTATGGTTGTTAAAGACATATACAATATCGGTAACGGTAGACAAGTTCCTCTCATGGAGTTTGTTGAGAACATAGAGTTTCAATTGCAACGAAAAGCAATAAAGAATTTTGTCCCGAAGCATCCTGCAGATACGCAGGCGACTTGGTCAGATACAAGTAAGTTACAAGCATTGGGATACAAATCAGAAACACCTATTGAAGTTGGTGTATCAAAATTTATAGAATGGTATAAGAGGTATTATAATGTCAACTGAAGAATTGGAAAAAAAAGTAGCAAAGTTTCACAACATAAGTCTTGAAGAGTTGTATCAACGAACAGTCAAGGGTGGTGAAGCATTGTTCCATCAATACTACATGCGAGACGGTATAGGGTTCTAATGAAGACTGGACTAACTGCGTCTACATTTGACTTGCTACATGCAGGTCATATTGCAATGTTAAGAGAGGCTAAGTCACAGTGTGACTATCTTATCTGTGCATTACAAATAGATCCGTCTATTGATAGACCAGATAAAAACTCACCAGTACAATCCATCGTAGAACGATATGCACAACTGTCTGCAGTAAAGTATGTGGATGAAATACTGGTGTACCAATACGAAGAAGACTTGTTGGACATCATACAGATGTATCCAATAAACCTTAGAATCCTTGGATCAGAATATCGTGACAAGGATTTTACTGGTAAGGATGAGTGTCGTAGGTTAGGCATTCAACTTTATTTTAATAATAGAGAACACAGGTTCTCATCATCTGATCTAAGAAAAAGAGTGAGACTAAAGGAGGGTGGAGATGAAACAAGAAAGATATTACGAGAGTATACTGAGAATGAATCGGGAAGCGAATAAAAAAGAAGATCAAGAGGAATCCAAAGAATAGACTTTACATCCGTTTTATTATGTGTTATAATTGTGTTAAAGGAGTAATTAATGTCAATAATGGATAAACTCAAAAAGAATAGTAAGTTGGATCACACAGCTATTCTTTCTGAGTCTAAATTTTTTAATGAAAAAGATATGGTTCCAACCCACGTTCCAATGATGAACGTTGCCTTGTCTGGTTCAATCGATGGTGGTCTTGCGCCTGGACTTACAATACTTGCAGGTCAATCAAAACATTTCAAGACATCATTTGCCTTAATCATGGCAAGTGCTTATCTCAAAAAATATCCAGAGTCGGTTATCTTATTTTATGACTCTGAGTTTGGATCACCACAATCATACTTCGAACAGTATGATATCGATCCCTCACGTGTACTACACACACCCATCACAAATGTAGAAGAACTCAAGTTCGATCTAGTAAATCAACTTGATGCTCTTGATCGTGATGAACGTGTATGTGTTGTAATTGACTCTATTGGTAATCTAGCATCCAAGAAAGAATTAGAAGATGCAATCAATGAGAAGTCAGTTGCAGATATGTCTCGTGCAAAATCCTTGAAAGGTTTGTTCCGCATGTGTACGCCGTACCTTGCAATGAAGAACATTCCTATGATTGCAGTAAACCACACGTACAAAGAAATTGGATTGTTTCCTAAAGATATAGTCGGTGGTGGTACAGGTCTGTACTATTCTGCAGATAACATCTGGATCATTGGTCGCCAACAGGAAAAGAAAGGCACCGAGATCGAAGGATATCATTTCATAATTAATGTGGAGAAATCTAGATATGTCAAAGAAAAGTCTAAAATCCCTATTACTGTTACTTGGGATGGTGGTCTGCTTTCTCATAGTGGACTCCTCAATGTCGCTATCGCAGGTGGTTATATCCGCAGTCCTAGTACTGGGTGGTATAGCATTGTTGACAGAGATAGTGGAGAACTCTTACCATCCAAATATAGAGCAAAAGATACCTTACATCCCGAATTCTGGGTGCAAATATTACAAGAGACTGACTTCAAAGAGTTTGTCAAACAGAAATACTCTATTGGTGGGTCTCTTAGTAACGAAGCTGGTGGCGAAAGTGAAGCATGAAGAAAACGACACCTATGTATTAATACCCAATGAAGTTAATGAGGAGTTCTGGTCTGTCAGAATCCTCAAGGGTATGTTTAATGAAACGGTGATTCGTTATGGTAACATTGCATTCAATGAAGTTGCAGAAGGTATTATGTCATTTAACTTTGTTGTTGAGTCTTCACCAGACTCTTCTATCACTGAAGAGAATGAAGTGCTTCAAGAAGTTGCAGGTGACATACTACAAAAGATTATCGCAAACGCACTGGACAACGATGAAGGTATCGTAGGTAAGAAACCAGAAGATGATGAATGGGAAGAGGTAACTGCAGAAACATGAACACTAACTTAGAGCAAGTGATCCTAAGAAACATTCTGACTGATGATGAGTATACAAGAAAAGTTCTACCGTTTATCAAACCAGAGTATTTCGAAGGTATCTATAGAATACTATTCAGAGAGACTGCAAAGTTTGTAACCAAGTATAACAAGTTACCGACTGCAGAGGCATTCAAGATTGAACTTGATCAGTCTGACAGACTCAATGGTGAGAACTATACAGTGGCGATGGATCTTTTACCACAGTTGTTTGCAAAGGAAAAGACTGACTCTGATTGGTTGATACAGAACACAGAGAAGTGGTGTCAAGATCGTGCGATATACAATGCAGTGATGGAGTCTATCTCTATCATTGATGGTAAACATGAGACTATGACTAAGGGTGCATTACCAGATCTGTTGTCTAAGGCTCTGGGTGTTGCATTTGACACAAACGTTGGTCACGACTATATTGACAATGTCGAGGATCGTTGGGACTTCTATAACAAACAAGAAGAACGTATACCATTTGATCTAGAACATTTCAACACAATCACTAAAGGTGGTGTACCGAAGAAAACTCTGAACATTGCACTGGCAGGTACTGGTGTTGGTAAGAGTTTGTTCATGTGTCACGTTGCTTCTAGTGCATTGACTGATGGTAAGAATGTATTGTATATTACTATGGAAATGGCAGAAGAACGTATCGCAGAACGTATTGACGCAAACTTACTCAACGTTCCTATCGATCAGTTAGAGACTATGCCTAAGACTATGTTCACTGAAAAGGTGAAACAATTGTCTTCTAAGACTAAGGGTAAACTAATCATCAAAGAGTATCCTACTGGATCTGCACACTCAGGACACTTTCGTGGACTTTTAAATGAATTAAAATTAAAACGACAGTTTGAACCAGATATCATTTTTATAGATTATTTAAATATTTGTGCGTCAAGTAGAATGAAAGGAATGGGTGGTGCAATCAACTCATACAACTACATTAAAGCAATTGCTGAAGAGTTACGCGGCCTTGCAGTCGAGTTTGACGTACCGATCTTCTCTGCAACACAAACGACTCGTAGTGGTTATTCTAACTCGGATGTTGGGTTGGAAGACACGTCCGAGTCTTTTGGATTACCCGCTACCGCTGACCTCATGTTCGCTCTCATATCTACAGAAGAACTCCAAGGTTTAGGTCAGATCATGGTCAAACAATTGAAGAATAGATACAACGATCCTACAAATAATAAAAGGTTTGTTGTTGGTGTTGACCGTAGTAAGATGAGATTGTTTGATGTAGATCCTAACGAACAAACGTTGACAGATGATACTCCAGTGTTTGATAAGTCGGATGCAGGAGAGAACATATCAAAGTTTAAAGATTGGAATATCTAATGAAGAGAAAACTAATATCAGAATTTTGGGGTGACGAAAAGAACCCAGACCGCAAAGCAGAGATACATCATAACTTAATTTATGATCATTTTGAGGTTGACTTCTATAATAAGACTGAGTTAAAAGAAACACGCGACATGAAGACTGACGGTGTTATACATAGTTTAAGATATGCAGAAGACGCTGCAGAGAACTGGTGTTTAGGATACATACCATGAGAGACCATCTACCGATGCCTGAACGTTTGTTTATCTTTGATGTCGATGGAACACTCTCTCCGAGTAGACAGAAGATGGACATGGAGTTTCAGAAATACTTTTTGGACTTCTGTGAAGACAACTTTGTTTACCTGATTACAGGATCTGACAGAGAAAAGACATTGGAACAAGTTGGTATCGATGTCTACTATATGGCAGATAGAGTTTATAATTGTTCTGGTAATCACGTCTTTGAACAAGATAAAGAGATATATAGAACAGACTGGAAGTTACCAGACAACGCTGCATTCTTTTTATTAGACAAGTTACACGACAGTAGTTTTCATAGGAAGACTGGTAATCACATAGACGAAAGGCCAGGCACAGTAAACTTT